CCTCTCATTGATAGGATTCTACCTCCAGCGTTAAGCGATTTGGATGGAACCTTAATCCTTAGTGGAACTATCCCCGATGTCGAAGCCGGACTCTTCTATGAAATCTGGGCAAACAAACAGAAGTTCCAAACGTGGTCCCGCCACAACTGGAACAGATTCGCCAACCCCCACATTGAAAGCCAAAAGGCGCTCATCAAGCATTTGGTTGAATCGGGACACTCCATTGACGACCCAATTATTCGCCGCGATTGGTTTGGGGAGTTTGTTTTTGCCAGTGAACTCACGGCGTACCGATACGACAGGAACAAGGCTGGCTACAACGGACAGTATCCCGGTTCGTTGGAGCTTTTCTCCGTTGGAATCGACCCCGGAACGCGGGACCGTACAGCTATTGTGGTGTGGGGATGGGGCAGGCAGGACCAAAATCTTTATCACGTTCACGAATGGGTCACACCCACTAACAGTCACACGTTGTTATCGGACATTGCGAAGGAATTGAGAGTTGTTAACGAGCGCTTCAGGAATGTGCCATGGTTCTATATGGACATGGGAAGTTCTACGATGGCTATCGACACGTTCACGCGTGATTACGGATTGCCAATCATTCAAGCCGCAAAGAAAACAGACAGAACGATGCAAGTCAAACGGCTTGCCGATTTGTTGGCTGTCGGGCGGGCTAAAGTACGCATCGGTTCCGCACTTGAAGAAGATTTGCAACGCGCGCAATGGGACAAAGACGCTCGCGCCAACGGTAAGTATGAATGGTCTAGCGTGTGGCATCCCGATGTTGCCGATGCTGCGCGATATGGCGCGCAAGGCTACTTTGATTCGTATCAAGCACCGAAAGCAAAGCTTGACTTTGCAACCGCCGACGCGCGCAAGGAAGATGAGTTGTGGAAAGCAACGTTGGAACCGCCAACGGACGAACCGTGGAAGACTGACCTAGATGAAATGGGATTTACATATGGACAAGGTAAACAACAATGACCAAAACAGAGATTGAGGATTTGGCTATTTCACTTGCCAAAGCAGGCGCGTTGCGTGTCGAACTACGTAAAGATGGCATTTACCACCTTGTTGTTGAGTTTGGTAAACTGCGTAGCGAGTTTGCCGCAGTTGAAATGCCGGCGAAGCAAGCGCGGCCATTCACTCCCGGTCTTCCACTCCCAACGGAAGATGAAATGAAAGCGGCATACGAATCTGTCTATGACAAAGCGGCGCAAGAGATTCAACCTTCCAAACCCCCGCGCTACGATGACATCGACCTAGCGCTCCACCCTCCCCAAGACATTCTCAATCCTCCACCCGACAAAGACGATGGCAACCCGTAAAGCAAAGCTTGCTTGGTATCGAGTCACGAATGAGTTTGTCGTGACCTTTGCGCAAGAGGGGTGCGCCAATTGCGAAGGTGCGGGATACGTCGGGGATGAGAGTAGCGGATTGACCATTTGCTCATGCGCGGCGTTGGCGTTCCGCAGGGAAATGGTTGAAACCGGGCATGTGCGCCAGCGCAATCAGCAAATAGGCAACCGCAACGTGACATGGCAAGAGTACCGCAACATCACCAGCGTTTCGGAGCCTACTAAATGACCATCAATGCCAACAATCCTACCGCCGCGCAAATCCGTTACCGTTGGTGGGAAGATGATGAACTCTCCGTTGGTAGCGCATTAAGCAGCGCCGCGCAGAACATCGAAAAGTATTCATGGCATCGCCGGTTGCTTGGCTTGACTTGTACGAGATACATGACGGGGAGGGAAATGAGTAGTCTCTATGCCTATTCGATGGCAAGACGTCCAGCATCTCTCACCAACCGTCTCCGGCAAATCGATTGGACTCCCCCAACCGACAACGTAATCGCCACCATCGGCGATGTCTATCGCTCCAACATTTGGAAGGAACATCCGTTCGTATTGGTTGCGCCGATTGCGGGCAACTTCAAGGCGTACATCAAGTCAATTCAGATGACTCGTTTTTGCGACGCTGCATTTCACGACACCAACTTTTGGGATACATACGAAGCGTGCGGGGATGATGCAACAACTGTCGGCGATGGATTTGTGCGAGTACACGAGTCGTTTACGGAGAAGCGTAAGATTGCCATTACGCGCATGATGGCGGATGAGATTCTTGTCAATGAAGAGGAAGCATTGTACGGCAACCCGCGTTCCATCATCTTTCGTTGCTTCGTGCATCGGGAGGAACTAATCTCCAAATTCGGCACAACTCCCGAGTTGCGTGACAAGATTTGGAAAGCTCCAGGCGCCTATCCGGGTCTCTACTATGGAGACCTCAATGCGCAAGACGTTGTGCCGTTCCTTGAGGGTTACCACAGGAAAGGTTGGGACTCCAAAACGGACAAAGAGGCAGACGGGCGTGCTGTAACGTCAATCAACAACATTGTGCTTGACGACCGCAAATGGAATAAGAATCACTTTGGCATTGCGCAACTCAAGTTCTCGCGCCTTCCTAACGGTTACTTTAGTCAAGGTTTGGTTGAACAACTCTTGAGTTATCAAGCGGAGCTTAACCGTTATGACGCCGCTGATTGGGAGAATCAACAACGCATTAGCTGGCCAACGGTGATGAATCCTATTGGCTCGCAAGTTAGCGCCGGAGCTTTGATGGGCGTTGCGGGGCGCATTGTCAACTACGTTCCGATTGCGGGTATGCGACCCGATTTTGTTTTCCCAGATGCTTCAAACGCAATGGCCGAACAACGAAGGGGACGAATCAAGTCTAGTGCATACGAACGGGCTAGAATCTCTCCCAATGCTGCGCAAGGTGAACGCCCCGACGGCGTCAACAGCGGCGCAGCAATCATGATGTGGGCAACAGTCAAGGACAGTGCGCATGTCGATGTTGGCCAGCACGGGGAGAAGTTTGTTACCGATGTTGCTGGCTTGGTGTTTGAGTTAGCCGAGGAGATTGAGCCGGTTGTTAAGCTACCAGGAAGGAACGTGCAAGAAATTAAGTGGAGCGAAGCGAAGCTAAGCAAAGACTCCTACCACGCCCGCGCATTTCCAATGTCTAGCCTTCCGCAACTTCCAGCCGCACGACAGCAGAAAATCGACAACTGGTATGCTAACGGGCAAATCACCAAAGCAATCAAGATGCGCTTGGAGCAAGTGCCGGATGTTGACGGCTACGAAGATTTGGCCAATGCAGCATTGAATGACGTTCACATGGTGTTGGACGCGATTATCGAGACGGGCGATTACATGCCGCCCGAGCCATTCGAGGATTTGAGTTCCGCAATACAAATCGCTCAATCTCGTTGGCTGCATGAACGAGCACGCAAAACCCCGCAGGACCGGCTTGACCTGCTGCTACAATGGGTCATGCAATGTGACGAGTTAATCGCCGAAGGTGCACCGCCCGTTGGTATTCAAATGCCTCCGGGCGCCCCCGCTGCGCCTCCGCAACAAATCGCTCCCGTTCAAGGCAAACCACAACTAGCAGCAATGTAAAGGGAAAACAACAATGCAGTACAGGAAGAAGCCTGTGATTATTGAAGCAACACAATATCATTTGGGCATGCGTAATCCTCCTCGTGGTGTTTGTTTTTGCAATGAAGCGCCGCAAGGTGGCTTTGCACACATTCATACACTCGAAGGCATTCATAGTGTTATCAACAATGATTGGGTGATTACGGGCGTGAAAGGTGAGCGTTATCCGTGTAAGCCGGACATCTTCGCGGCAACATACGACGAGGTAAAGTAAACATGGCACTCACCGAAGTTAACGACGTTGCATCAACTCAAACCGCAAGCGGCCAGCCCGCTGGCGCGACATCCCACGATGCAACCGAGACAGTTGAGACAAACAACGATGCCAACGTACAACAGAACGATTCGGCAACCGAGACGCAAGGCGGTGAACAACAAACCACCGATGCAACTGCCACGCAAACCGCCGAAGGTGGAGCAACAGCGCAAGCCGCCGCCGTCAAAGTAGACATTGACATTCCGCCCGAAGCTTTGCGGCAGATAACGAATCTGAGTTCAGCTAATCGACAGTTTCGTAAGAAGATTGCGGAGCTTGAGGCAAAGATTACGTCTACAACTCCTCCAACAGACTTGGAAGCTAAGCTTGCGCGTCTTGGCGAGCTTGAAGCTGCATTGACTTCCCCTCGCAAGTTCCTTGCGCTGAGTAAGAAAACGCTCGAAGACGTTGCGGCGGATGTATTGGCATCCGACACGGAAGCTGTTGACCCGAGAGTTGATGCGTTGTCGCCCGCAGTGGAAGCAATCAAGAAAGAGATTCAAGACCTCAAGCAATCTCTCACGTCGAAAGACACTAGCGCCGCAGAAACCGCCAACGCTACGCGCATGATGGAAGCAACAAAGCATGTGCAAACCATCATCGAAGCCAACCCCGCGCGTTGGGAGTTCCTCGCCGATGATAAGACCGCAGCGGCGGCGGCATTGGAAGCTGCAACGATTGTGGTTAAGACCAAATACACCGATAGCAAAACGGGCAGAGTGCAAGACATTTCGCGAGAGTTGTCCACACGGATTCTTGAGGAGTGCCTTGACGAAGCCGAGGCGATTGCGGTTGCGCGGCAGGTTGTCGCCGACCGTAAAAATAATCCTGGACACTCGGCACAAATCCCTGTACGTAAGAAGGGTCTGGAAGTACGCGAGGTCGAGCAAGGTAGCAAGCTCCCTCCGAAGCCGACCATGGGGGATGACAGGGGACCGACCCGTTCTCTGAGAGTGCCCCGAGGCCCCACAGACGTTCGTACCGCCCGCGCCCGCGCCTTGGCTATTGCCGAAGGCAAGAACGAATAGACAGCTTCCCCTGAACGTGTAAACGATTAGGTCCTAGGGAATTCAGGACCAACAACGTGTGCAACGCGCACACAGTTATTGGAGATTCCCATGGCCGTTTCATTTTCAGCAAGCGAGTCCGCAGCGCTCCGAACCTTCTTTGAGGATT